TATCTATGTAAGACATCTTAGTATCGTAGTCAGCTTGTGTAGCGTTGGTGTTTTTATAGTTAGTAGCTAAATCCATTACGCCATTATCAGAATCAAATGCTAATTCTTCACGTTTTGCTGGAGTATCAAAACCTCTAGAACCCACAGACCCATCCATTACACCGCTTCTATCCATGCCAGCATATTGTCCTTTTAACATCTCTAGTATTTGTTGGTACGTTAAATCGCCCATGGTGTCTCCTGTCTAATTAAGCGTAAGTATATCATCTCTTTCTATTGTTATCAATTAACTTGTTCTTCATCTAACAGAGTCAACAAACCACCTGTAGGTATTGCTACCTTAGCAAACATTAATTCAGGGAACTTTTTAAATAAAGCTAATCGTTCTTCTTCTGTTCCATATCTGTATATTTTTTTAATGCCTTTGTCTTTTAATAATTGTTCTGCTCTTGCATTAATATCATCGGGAACAATAGCGCCTTTAAAGTCACTTATATCTACAATCTTGTCCGGTTTAGATTCAAAATATGCTGTTTGTGCCTCTTGCCCTTTCATTTCAAGTTCATCTGCAATTTGTTTAAGGTCTTTTATGTGTGCTTTTGTAAGACTATATGTTTCAATATGTTTATCACTAACAGTTCCAGTCCTAAAAATATTTTGCAATATTCTTTCAGAAGCTCCGGACTGCCTTCCGTTAGGTATTATTTTTTGCATTTGGTTTGTAGATACATGCAACAAGGATTCAAAATCGTCTAAAAAATCAGCATCAAATAAACCTTTTGTGCTTCCCGAAATTTTATGTCTATTTGCTTGTATGTCTTCTAAGTTTTTAAATGGTTTAGTTGTTATTGCATGTGTTCTTTCTACAGTATGATGAATTGTTTCACTACCGGGAGTCGAAGCTAACCGTTTACGCATAGCAGTTAGTGCGGCTTCCGGAGTATAATCAATGTTTTTATTTTCCATCCCAATTGTATTGTAAGCTCCTTTAGGATTTGTTAATTCTAACTTTACTTCACCTAAATAACCTTCTTTATATCCATGAAATGCTCTGTTTTGCATCCAACCAATAGGTTTTAATTGTCTTTGATAATCAACAAAATCACCTCTGTCAAAATTCATTGACGCTTCACCATTCATTTCATTTAATCGTTTTACTCTTATAGTTTCTGCATCATTGACTGCTCTTTTAAAATCTTTATAGTCAATGTAATCTTTAGCGTTGTAACCTAACTTTCTTGCTATTTCTATATCATTCATTTGACCTTCTAAAATACCCGGTTTAATATTTTGTGTTGAGTCTCCTTGTCTATGCCATGCTAACTCTTTCTTGCCTAATTTAGCATCTAATGCTTTATAGTCTTTGTATGTTTCAAAATTAACTGGCGCTCTTCCTGAATAAATATCAGTTGGGTAAGTGTTTGTAGTATCACTAGGTTCAATTAATTTAGAGTCACCTAATAATGAGATTTGTCCAAAGTGAGTCATAGGGTTACTTACTTTAGATATAGCAACTGATGGCATAGGTATTCCGCCATACTCCACATGCTTTAACACCGCCGCCTCATCTAAATTATGGTGAGCAATCATAGGGTTTTTAGGAGGATTGAGAATAGACTGTGCTACACCAACTTCTGTAGCTGTGTTTAATTCAATAGGTATATCTTGTCTCTTTAATATCTTAGTAGTATCTGCATTGTATAAGACATAATTAGATTTTCTTGGGTCAGGCTGACCATTATATTTTACTGCGGCATTGCCAAGTTTATCCGGGAACTTCATACCGGGAATGCCATTGTCATTGAGATAAGCAGAAGCCGCTCTTTCTGCACCAGCACCACCTATTTGGTCAGCAAATTCTTCTGTTAATTGAGTATAAAAATCTCTACCAGTTGAGTATTCCCTCATGTTATGTTTCTTCATTAAGTCTTGCACTATCTTAGGCTGGTCTTTCATACGTTTGTTTCTACGAATCATAAGCTTTATAGCATCGTCACTTAAATCTATTTCATACAATTGATTTAAAGCAGTATCAAATCTATCTTCTACATCTTTAAGAACTCTAAGCGCATCTTTTCTTTCTGCTGGATTAGATAGATTTTTCATGACATCTTTTTTTATAGTGTCAGGATAGTATCCATCACCAAGTCTATCCCATATCTCTCTTTCTATAGGAGACAGCGTGTCAATTTTAGCCATTGCATTAGCTTCTTCCATCATTTCGTTATCACGTCTTGCAAAACGTTTACCAGTATCTTTAGACTCACTAACGTATAAACCATGTCCTTCAACTTTAGTACCTGAGTTTGAGCCTACCTTGCTCATGTCTAACTTACCAAAGATTGCACCTTGATTGTTACCTTGGTAAGTAATCATTGGTATCTTACTTTCACCTACCTTAGCCAAGCCGGGATTAAGATTTGATTTCAACACACCTGACATCAATGAATCCATAGGGTCTTCACCTAGTAGACTAACTAATGTATTTCTAACTGCTGGTTTAAGTGCTGGGTTTTTAGCAAGTTGAGCTAACTTTGCCGCAGACATTCCAGCGCCCACAAAAACACCTAAAGCATCAACTGGATTATCCAATATCATATTGCCTATGTTTTCCCATGAGCCAAACTGAGTCTTAATAGTGTCAGCAAATTGACTAGCCATTTCGCGTTGTTCTACACCAATTTCTTCAGCTAACAATCCACCTGATAAATTAAGCACACCACCCACACCTAAATCTGTAAACATCTTAGTAGTTGGTTTTGGATTGCGTATCATTTCAGAACTACCTGTATACATATCACCAAGGTTTGGTAAGAAGTTTTCTGCTACTCGGACTATAGGATTAGTTGAAGTAGAACGCTCTGTGTTATACATCCAAGCGTTAGGAGTGTTGCCAAACTCATCGGGTGTGAGTCTAGCTTTTTTAAGTGCTTCTGCTTTAGCATCTCTTGCGGCTTGTAACTCAGGGTCTACTTCTAACAATCCACCAGCCCAGTCTGATATACCATCCCATCCAGCAGATAAGGTTTCACTTAAACCATCTTTAAATTCGTCTAGCAATCCAGCCATTAAACTATTCCCTGTAAGTTTCTTCTAATAGGTTTATCCCAAGACTCATTGTATGGCGTGTATCCAATAGCAAGATACCTCATTGAATCTGCCGCATGTGAACTCCAGTCGTGCCTTGGTCTCATTCTCCACGTTTTACCATTGTCATCCCAATCGCGTGAGTAATTTAACAGAGCATCTATCAGCTTCTCACACTTTGTCTCATCAAAGAAACACTTGTCTAACATCTCTCTAACCTTTTGTATGCCATCATCTATTAACAATGAAGGTGCTATCTCTATATCTCTAATGCCTAATGATTCTAATGTCTCGATACGACTCTTACCAGTTCCAAGCTCTCTAACTCTAACGTCATGTGGGAATACATGCTGGTCGTAAACGTATCCTTTGTCTTGTAACACCTTAGCGTAATGCTCTAGTCCAGCACCTGACGCTTCATAGTAATCAATGATGTGAATCTCTGTACCAATAAACTGTGAGAAAACAATTGACGTGCTATCTCCAATACCTAAATCCCAACTTGTAACTACTCCCTTGGCTCTGTCATATCTTACCTTACCAATTCTGTCTTCATCTTTGGCTCTTCTCATCTCTGAGCTGTAGTAACTGCCTTCTGAATATACTAAGAAACCGCCCTCCCAAATATGCTCATACATATCCGGTCTTTTCTCTTTGTCTTCTATTCGTTGGTCATCTAATACTTTTGGAAACCATGGATTGTCTGTGTAATTTAACTGGACTATCTTACAGTTGCTAGGAAAGGATGCTCTAAATCTTTCATGGGTTGCAGAATACTTTGACTCCGGATTCCACGTTACCCATACCTCTGAGCTAAAACCTACAGATTTATCTTCCTCTCGAATACTGGGTAGTAGAACATCCCAAGCTCTACCACTTACATTCTCTGCTTCATCTACCCAAGCTAATAGGATGCGAGACTTTGATTTGATTGAGTCTAGTGAGCGTCTAAGACCAGCAAACGTGTATGTGATGTTTCCATCATGACTTCTAATATACTTGTCACCTATCTCATAGTAATCTTCAAGCCAAGGAATTGACCTAATAGCCGCTTTAATTTCTTCTAGGGATGATTCAGT